CATATGAACTTTTTATAAATGTTGGTGAAAATAATTTGCTAAATGATAAAAAGTTTACTAAAATAGTAAGTGACATTTTGTTATTGATAATTGATGAAGCTGTAAAAGCTCAAGCTGAAAAGTTTGCTCTGGAGAATTTGAATGAAGAAATTAGAGAAGATTATATTGAAGAACCTGTTCCTCAACGAACCGTTCGTAAGAAAAATTCTTCCGTATCTAAAAAGCGAGTATCTTCAGGAAAGAAGCGAAAGAGTCCTGTTCGAAGAGGTACAAAAGTACGTCCTCCAGTACAACCAGATTCCCACTCATGAAGCAATCCAGATTTCTCTAAACAATAGAGAAAATCTATATGAAGAAGATTTTAAGAAATGTTCTGAACTGATCGATGAGGTTCAGAAAGATTTAGAATCTACTCCAAATGACTGGTTGATGGTTGAAACTGAGAAGTTCTGTCAAGAGAAAGCAATCCATAATGCCATTCTAGAATCGATTCAGATTCTAGATGGCAAAACTAAAACTGATAAGACTAAGGGTGCGATTCCTAAAATCCTATCCGATGCCTTATCAGTTTCATTTGATCCAAACATCGGTCACGATTACTTGGAAGATTCAGATTCTCGTTATGAGTTTTATCATAAGACTGAAAAACGTATTCCTTTTGATCTAGATTATTTTAATCGAATCACCAAAGGTGGTTTGCCGATTAAAACATTGAACATCGCACTGGCTGGATGCGTCCATCCAGAAACGAGAGTTAGAATCAGATTCAGGAAGAAACAGTAAATCCTTTTTATTTATATGATTTGTGAGGAATTTTATGTGGGAAACTAAAGAAACTTCAATTTCTGAAATTCAAACTCTTCTGAATCAAGGATATGAAGTCGAAGTTGATTCGCCTGATGGATGGGTTGGTGTGAATTTCTTTATCGATAAAGGTGAATGGGAAGAATACAAGTTGACGATGGATGATGGAACTGAAGTTCGCGTTAACGAAAATCATCTATTTGAGACCGCATCTGGTTGGAAATATGCAAAAGATCTTTGTGAGATTGGTGTAGAAGAATTCAATACAGTTTCTGGATTCTCTATTGGTAGAGTTTCTAAGACTGGTTTAAAAATCCCGATTGTTGATATTAATGTGAACCACGAGAATCATAGATATTACACTAATGGTGTTTCTTCACACAATACAGGTGTTGGCAAATCTTTGTTCATGTGTCATGTTGCTGCGGCAAGCTTGGTTCAGAATTACAATGTTCTTTATATCACTTTGGAAATGTCTGAAGAAAAGATCGCAGAACGCATTGACGCCAATCTTCTAAATATTAAACTTGATGATCTTGCTCTTCTTCCTAAAGACTCCTATGATCGCAAGATTGCTCGCCTTAAGGAAAATATCAAAGGCAAGCTTATTATCAAGGAATATCCAACTGCGTCAGCATCTTCAATTCACTTTAGAGCATTGCTGAATGAACTGGCTTTGAAGAAGAACTTTAAGCCAGATATTCTGTTCATTGACTATCTAAACATCTGTTCTTCCGCTCGTCTCAAGCATGGCGCAAATGTGAATTCGTATTCATACATCAAGGCTATCGCAGAAGAGCTTCGTGGACTTGCGGTTGAATTCAAGCTTCCTGTTGTTTCTGCTACTCAGACAACTCGTTCTGGGTTCACAAACACAGATCCAGGTCTTGAAGATACTTCAGAATCCTTTGGTCTGCCAGCAACTGCGGATATGATGTTTGCTCTGATTGCCTCTGAGCAATTGGATGCTCTTGATCAGATTATGGTAAAGCAGTTGAAAAATCGTTACAATGATCCTACACTAAATAAGAGATTCGCTCTAGGTATTGACAGATCCAAAATGAAACTGTATGATATCGAGGAAAGTGCTCAGAAAGGCATAGCCGATTCAGGACAAAGAGACGATAATCCACCACCAAGAAATGGAGGCGGAAGTAAGTCAAAGTTCAGTAAATTAAAGGTGTAGGATGATTAAGCTAAAACCATCAGACTTAGGTGTGACAGGAAAAGAAAGAACAATTAAAGACCATCAGACTCTTGTTGAAAAAAAACTTCTTTCTCTGAAAAATAAGATTGCTGGTTCCATATGTAAAGCTATTATGTCAACCCAGTCTGGTGGTAAAGTACCTATAGATGGATTGACCCCTCAAGATATAAATGAAATTAAAAATTATTTTGCTGAAGTAGCGGCTCCAATATTAATTTTAAATGAAAGATCTATACCTGGAATTGCTCCTATGAGCAAAGTTTTTTATTCAACATCAGATATAGAAAGATTATTTGATTTTAAACTTTTTATCAATGGTAAAGAAATTTTGATTTCAAATAAGCAATTGAAAGGTGGAACAAACACTTTAAAGCCTGGTGATGTCATACGTCTTATTGATAAAGACGATTTCTTAAAAAAGAAATGGAAAGATACAATATACTATAAGATGTTCAAGATTTTAGATGAAAATTTGGTTGTTTCTGGACCATTAAAAGCTGTATCTGAATTATATCCAAGAAAAACAAAATTAAAAAACTCAGAATATATATGGATACTTAATAAGTTGGTAAAAAATGATATAATCATTAAGCCAGAAGACAAACCCCCACAAACTCTTGTTGATATGATAAATTCAGACCCATCAACTTTTCAAAATTACAAAGATCGTGGTGGGATAACAGGAACAGCTATTAATTTCTTGTTCGAAAAAATTCTAATTGCTGAATCAAAAAATGATGATAAGTACAACGAGTTGTTTATTGACGCAACATCAGGTAATGTTTTATTTTTCAAATTCGATTTAAAAAATAACGGTACTGTCACTTACGAATTGGTTAACCCCAAGAAAACAACAAAAAAAGCTATATTAAGATCGAAGCAGGGTGTCGAAAGAAGAAGCAGTAAAGGTGCTCTAAGACTAGACAAACTGGGGTTCCAACCATAAAGAGAATTTGAATTTATCATAAATAAAAGAGGTTCGGAACACCCATATTACGGTAAAATGAAGAAATTTAGAGCATATATCTCAGAAAATGTCCAAAAACACCTAAATCATTTCGTTGATTATGCTTGCTCACACCTCGATATTGAGCATCCACCCCATATCAATATAGTGGACGACAAAGCCGAATCCGCCAAAAACAAGAGCTTTGGAAACTATAATCCTTCCGAAAAACACATAAATCTAAACATTGCTGGGCGTCATACCGCTGACGTTCTGAGAACTCTCGCACATGAATTGGTTCACCACAAGCAAAATGTGTTGGGAGAGCTACATCCTGAGTCTGGTGAAACGGGCAGTGATCATGAAAATGAAGCCAACAGCATGGCAGGAGTCATTATGCGTAACTACGGTAAAGCCAATCCCGCTATTTTTGAAAGCAAAAAGGTCGGTCACATCTTTGATATGGATGGAACCATATACAAAACAACTGCTAAAGTAAGAGTTAGAGATAAACACACGGGTGAGGTTGTACACCATTTGTCTCATGATGAATACAACAAACATGTTCACAATAAAGAATTACAGCCTCATCAGCACTACGATTTTGACGAATTTAGATCCTCAAGAAGATTCAATAAAGAAAAGCCTATTCAGAATACATTGAGAAAACTAAAGAACGATCAGCACAAGAAAGATTCCAAGGTCTATATCAATACCGCCAGACCAAATTTCGACAATAAGCACATGTTTTTGAGAAAGCTTCGTCGTGACGGTATTGATACAAACAAAGTACACGTTGATAGAGCGGGTAATGATTTGTCTCCTATTTCTGTCGCACAAAAGAAAGCAAAGATCATCAGCAAGAGAATTCGCCAGAACAAGATGAAGGCAGTCCACTTTTATGATGATGACAAGAACAACTTGAATGCTTTTTTGAATTTAAAAAAGACACATCATGGAGTCAAATTTCACGCTTGGCATGTCGGACATGATGGGTCTATCAACAAATACGATGGCGAGAAATAATAAATAGTATATTACTAACCTAATCCCAAAGGGTGGATTATGATAAAATTTAAGGCTTTTCTGACCTCATTAAATGAGGGTGTTCGCACTGGACTTCCTCACATCACTACAATGGATACTGATCAATTCCATCACCTGTCTCGTACAGGTAAGATCCATATTCATGATGTGACAGAAAAAAGCGATGGTATGCCTCATGAGTTTGGTCATGATGAACATGGTTTCTATACTCGCAGCAAGGCTAGTGGAGAAGCTAAAGTAAGAACTCCAGAAGAATATCACCATATAGCAAAAGAAAAAGCCAAAAAGACTGGCAATCCTTACAACAAGGATAAGGCTGATTCATTTGCTCACATTCACAGATCTCTTCAAAATAATAAGGCTCTAACGAATCATCTAGCCAACGAACACAAAAAGACTGGCAAAGATGTAAGAGTCAAGGGCGAGATTTTCTACAAGCCAATCTCAAAGCCTTCTGAGCATAAAGGTGAACGTCGTTTTATTCTTACTTCATATGGAACACATCATATGGGTTCCGTTGGTAAATATGTAATTCACTCAAAGCTTCCAGAAAACCAGCATCATGATATTGAGCATTTCAAAAAGCATCTTTCCAACAAAGAAATCAACTTCGATGATGACAAGGTTCATCACACACCATCTCATGTAGATGTTTCAAAAGAGCATCATGATTTCAGTCATCTCAATCATGAATTGATCAATTCAAGAACTTCTCCTAAGAACAAAGAACATAAGATGGCAGAGGTTGCCGAGTTTGATGCTATCAAGAAGAGAGTTTCTGATAAAGTCGATAATCATATGGCTGCTAAGAAATTGAAGAATAAGTGGGGATCTGAAAGTGAAGGTCACATTGTTCATCCAAGCCATGTACATCCAGCCGCACCTCGTTTCAAAGTTACATCACAAGAATTTAGAAAGAACAGAGAAGCTCAGAAAGGCAAGCAGTTATCATTCACAAGAGATACGAATGCTTAAATTTAAACAGTTTTTAAAAGAAGGTGGTAACATAAAGGTCGGTGGAGTTGGAGCCAATCCAATTAACGTCACTGATAAAAATCGCGGGCATATCGCTTCTGATATTCATCACGCACTAAGTTCACTACATGATTCATTTCATAATGAACATGGTGGGCATCTTTTTGGTAAAAACAAAAAGGCTTTGGAAAATGGATCTGCTTTTGCTGGTTCTACGAAGCATTTGATGGACAAGAAAATTTCAGACAAGGAATACGCAAAACACAAACCAACCACTAGTGATATAGATGTTCAGATTCCTCATGAACACAAAGAGGCTTTAACAAAGCATTTGACTCCTGGAAAGAAGTTTGGCAAATATACAGTTGTCGGAACCAAAGGACACGGGCATGAAGTTTCTGCTATTTTAAAACATGAGAATGGTCAACATCATCAGATTGATTTTGAGGCAACTCACTATCACAAAGATGAACCTCATGTTGGAGAACAATTCCTTCATAGTTCTAATTGGGAAGATACCAAGAAAGGAATCAAAGGTGTTCATCACAAACTTCTACTCAATGCTGCTGGAGGATCAAAATATAAGTTCTCCAATACCAACGGTTTGAAATCAAGAACAGATGAGACTGATGCTGGAACCAAGCATCCACAAGAAGTAACGAAGAAATTATTTGGTCATGATGCCGATAGTTCAAAAATTCATTCATTTACTGGTGTTACTGATCTGATCAAGAAACACTATCATCCTTCACATCATCAGGAAATCTATGATAAGTTTAAAGATAGCTTGAAGAAACATAAAGGTATTGATCATGAACCAGCCATAAACCATCTAAAGAACAATTTGAAAGTCAAAGATAGTATCAATGAATCAGAAGAAGAACATCATACAACAGTTGTTCCTATGACTGGCTTTTCACCATTTTCTCACATGGGACATGCTCATGACTTGGGTAGAAAAGTCATGAGTCTTCCAGGCACAAAACATGTTGGAATTTCAGGAAAATCTGATTTGTATTCAGGCGAAGAAAGAGCGAACATTCTTCATAGACAATGGGGTGGAGACAAGAATGTACACGCTCATGTTGTGAAGTTTGCTGGAGAAACAATCAAAAAGGCACACGATTCTTTACCAGCAAAGGGAAAGAAAATTCTTCATCTAGTTGTTGGTCATGACAGAAGAAAGATGGCAGAAGACTTAAAGAGTGCTCTTGAACATAACAAACTAAAAGAAATGAAAGGTCATAAGTTTGATGAAATTCACATTCATCATCCAGATGATGTTAACAGAAGTCATGGTATGTCTGGTACTGCTATGCGTACTGCGGCAGCATCAGGAAACCTAAATACTTTTCATAAGCATCTTGGTCCTATGTTTACTAGAGCAGAAGCCCAAAAGCATATGGCGAGAATAAAAAAAGCACTTAGTTCAAATAAACTGGCAGTAAAAAGAAAATGAACCATTTTAAAGCAATATTTTTAGTAGGCGGTCCAGGAAGCGGAAAAGATTTTCTGCTTCATTCCGTCTTCAATGAACATAGACTAACAGAACTTTCTCTTGAGAGAACTTTTAAAGCTATTGTTGATCAAAAGAATATTGAAGAACTTCACAATTTTCGCTCAGTCATTGTTAATGGAAATGCCGATAATAAGGATAAGATTATAGTCACAAAGGCAGTTCTTGAGCAGATGGGATATGATACTTCTATGGTTTTCGTATACACATCAGATGAAGCATCTAAGGTAAGAAACGATCTAAGAATCTCCAAAGGTGCTAAAACTGTTAGCGAGAGTGTTCGTTCTTTGAAGTACAATCATTCAATTCAGAACATGCACGACTTCTCAGAGATGTTTGAAGCATTTGCTTTATATGATAACTCAAACAATTTCTTGACTGTTAGTGAAGAAAAGAAACAAGAAATCACTGGTTGGATTATGGAATTATCCGAAACTGTTTCTGGATTCTTAAAGGCTTTTCCTAAGAATGAATCTTCATTGAAGTGGTTGTCTGAACGAGTTCTGGAAGTTGGAACAAAAAGCACAGCAAGATTTGCCAAGAATCTAACACCAGGACAAGGAAGCAATAGAGTCAGAACATACAAGCAAGCAGATAAGATGACTTCTGATATTGGAAGAAGTGGCACAGCACGTTCTGATGTAAACATGACAAATCGCCCATGTGTCGATGAGGCCAAGAAATCAACTAAGAAATCTCTTTTGCCTCAAGTAAAAGGATATGATTACAACAGAACAAACACAACTGGAACTCCAGGTGATAGCACGGGTGTAGCAAGTGTGACCGCTGGAGTTTCGGAAGAAAAGAAACTAAAGAAAAAGAAAAAAGAGCGCGAGCAGTATCCAGAAGCTCCTCTAAGTTCTGGTCAGGCAAGCGTTTCTAATTTAGGTGGACTATCATTAGTATCACCATTCGGTCAAACAGGATAATACAATGTACATGTCATCAATGAATTCGGGTAGTGTTAAAAGCGTAGCAAGAACCATCAAGGAAATGATGGACACTGCTGACGCAGCTTCCGCAAAAACTAACGCCCACAACGCACTTCTTCATCAGATGAAGAAGATTCTTGCTGACGGATATACTTTGTATTTTAAGGCACACACATTTCATTGGAACGTTGAAGGTTCCAACTTTCCACAATATCATGAATTTTTTAATAAAGTTTATGAAGATGTTTATGACCGTCTAGATCCTATCGCAGAACAAATGAGATCATTGGGAGCATATGCTCCTATTTCACTAAAAGATCTTCTAGCGTTGTCATCTATTAAGGAAGCATCATCAATTCCATCACCAAATGAAATGTTCAAGCAGCTTCATGCTGACAACGAATACTTCATTGGATGTTTAACAACTGGCTATAAATTAGCCGAGGCGGCACAACACATTGGCTTGTCAAACTTTCTACAGGATTTGGTAGACAAGCACACAAAATTAAGTTGGATGATCGCATCCACATCAAAAGGCGCATAAAATGTTTAATTTAAATGACAAACTAAATAAGTCTATCGCAGACGCAGCATCTAAGGTTATGGCAGCACAGCCAGCCAAGGTTGACGATCATAAGGCTCCAGAGCCTATTTCTAGCGATATGGTTGATCGTGTGATGGCGACAAACATGAACAGCAAGTTTCGCCCACTTAGAGAAGATATCGAAGCTGAAAAATCAGTAGACGATGTTCTTCCTAACAGCGTGCCAAGTGCCGCATGGCCTAAACCAGCACCACTTGTTGCTAAGACTCTAAAGTCTCCAAAGAAACCAGGTCCTGCTGCTCCAAGTGATCCAAAGCCAGAAAAGCCTGACTTTGCTTCGAATGTTGCTTATGGTGGTGGTAACGCATCAAATCCAAAAGGAAATTACGCACAAACTTTATCTTCTAAGGGATCAAGACCAATGAAAGAACAATTTACTTCTTTTGAAATCGTTCAGTATCTTAAGGAAACAACTGGCGATAACGCATGGTATGTAAATACAAAGAAGCTTGGAGCACCAGTTGCTCATAAGTTCATGAATAACTTTGCTATTCAGCATCACGTTACTGAAGCTGTCAAGAAGATGAAACAAGTTGATGAAGAAGACTCTGTAGTGTATAAGGAAGAAAAAGATCCACCTTTTGAGGGTCCATATAGTAAGACTCCTAAAACTCACAAAGATAGATACGATAATGTCATCAAGAAGAGAAATATGGCTGGACACCTAGCTCGCCGTGGTCTACAAAATATATTGAAGAATAAGGGAAAGTAAAATGGAAGATTTATCAAAACTAATCAGTGAATGTAAAGACATAATCAAGAAAAATATCGCTGACTATAATAAACACACCATTGCTGCTCATACTGCTACAAAGCGTACTGGCAGCACAAATCCAGAAGCTCAGTGGCACTTAAAGAAGGCCAATGAAGCCGTTAATATTGTAAATGCCGAAAAGAAAAGACTCAAGGATCTTGAGAGAAAATCTTGGAAGAGCGTTTACTTTCCTCAGTCAGAAAATGAACACACAAAGAGAAATCTAAATCCAGGTGCTATTTTTCCAGACAATCTAAAGGAAGAAAAGCCAGATCACCATATTGTCAGTGATTGTACATGTGATGACGATGACAAGGATGATTCAAAGAAGAAGAAAAAGAAATTCAAGCTAAAGAAGAAGTCTGACAAGAAGGATGAGAAGTTTGAGTCAAAGAAAGACAAAGACGACAAGAAAGAAGACAAGAAAGAACATAAGTTTGAAAAGAAAGAAGACAAGAAAGAAGACAAGAAAGAACATAAGTTTGAAAAGAAAGAAGACAAGAAAGAAAAGGTAGAAGAAGAATTTAAGAGTATTCATGGTCTTCTTGATGAATCCAAAGAAGGTGTAAGAAGAGCGTGGCTTCAGATTCACACTAAGGGTTCAAAGGCTGCTAGAGAAAAGCTAGATGTTCGTCACGCCAAGAATCCAGAATATCAGGAGTTCAAGAAGTCAATTGGTGCCGAAAGTGACATGAGTGTCAAGCAAGCAACAAAGGCAGCAAAGCCAGTAAAGACAACTACACCTACTTCTGCTAAAAAGCCAGCAGCATCTCTGTCTTCAATCAGAGCACAGAACATAGCAAGAGCACAAGCTCATGCTGCTCATCATGCCGCAAAAGCCTCACAGTCTGAAAAAGGACTAGCTGGTGGTGGTGTTGGTCATCATGGTGCTGGTGCTGGAATGTCCAAAACTGATTTTGAAAAAGCATCAGCAGCCAGCCGTCACACCGCTGGCGGATATCGTCAGGGAGATCTTAGCACAGCGGGGGCTATGAAATCTGTTATTAGAAGTGGCGGAACTATTAAGGGTTATAGATTGGGAGAATCAGAAGCAGTCATGTCTTCTGGTGATGGAGCTATTCGCGGGGCGGGATGGGTTTCTGGGCACCCAGATGGGGTGCCCTCAAACTATGTCTCAGGTAATCAAGCTGAGTTCGATGATAGAAAGAATATCATCTCAAAGGCAGTAGATACCCACCATGAACTTCATAATCAGACTTCTCATAGTGACGGAAAGAAGCTAAATGAGAATCTATTAAAGAGAATTCTTGAGGCAAAAAAGTATGCTGATGGAAGAAAGAAGCATGGTAAAAAGACTGAAACTGCTAAAGCAAATCCTGGAAATCCAGAACACAAAGATAGCAAGATTCATGAAATAGAAACCGAGCCTTCCATTGAAGTGAAAATGCCAGGTATGTCAGGAAAATAAAATGCTACAGCAACACAGAATATTCAAGAAAACTGACATCGAACTGCTAAACAAGCAGTTCGATGATATTCTAAGTCATAAGTTCTCCACAGAATACGTGGCTATGACAGCAGTAAGAGCGATTCTTGAACGTTTTAGTATCAATCTTCCTATGTTACATCCTTCTCCTATCAATATGGAATACACATTTCATATTCAAAACGAGACTAATAGTGAATGCTATCTCTATATTGTACTTGAGAAGGATATTCGCGGGCATGTGGATATATTCGCACAGGTGGTAGATGGTGACGAGTTGGATGCTCTAAAACACATGAACATCAGAACTCCAGATGTAATACCACCTGGGCAGATTCTTCCATACACTTCTAATTACTTAAGACAGACGAGAAGAACTTCAGACAATTAATTATGTTCAAAGATTTAAATGATGATAACTTTTTGATTTTTGTTATGAAGGCTTACGAAAAGCCTAATGCTGTTATGAGTGAATTTGAGGATGACATGAGCCGTATTTTGTATATTAAGAGATTAATAACTAAATACTATACCACTGGAATACTGAAAGAAAGATTAATTCTAAATCACATTATTGTTCTATACAATGTTTTTGGTGTTGAGGCGGCGACCAGAATTCTTTTCTTCAAGTTAGATGAAAAGGATTACGAGGTCATAAAGCCGTTTTTAATATTGTTGAATTTCCTGCCAAAGACAGTTCGTGGAATTCGTGGAAAGGACATTCATACAGATGATATACCACTAGATCAGACTGCGATAGACTTGCTAAGAGAAATAAAGGGATAGACCAAAAATGATGAATCCAGGAACATTAAAAAGACAAGCAGCCAGCAAGAATCAACCAAGAAAGGTTCCTGGAAGAGAAATCGCATCAAGAGCCCCAATTCCTTCTCATACTGGTCCATCTGGAAGATATGATTCTATAAAAGAAGACGGCATGGGAGCGGGAGCAGTTGGAGGAACACCAGCCAACAGCACTTCCACTGTGCCAACAGTAAAAGATCCAAACGTTGGATACGCATTCAAACGTCTAAGACAGAAAATGAATGCTGCCTTATCAAGAAGAGTACCACCTATAAAGACAACACTGACATGACAATTACAAAAGACCAATTACTACAGATCGTACCATACGCAAAGTACAGCAAACTAGATTTAGATGAAGTTTGTACTGAGCTTAGTAATGCCGCAGAACTATCTAACGTCAGCCGTTTGTCTGCGTTCATAGCTCAGTGTGCTCAGGAATCTGGGTCGTTTGTTCTTATTTCAGAAAATCTAAGATATTCTGCTGAAGGACTTATGAAAACTTGGCCTTTTCTTTTTCCTGATATTGCTTCGACACAAGCATACGCTGGTCAGCCAGAAAAAATTGCTAACAAAGTCTATGCCAATAAGGTTGGTAATGGTGATGAAGCTTCTGGAGACGGATGGAAGTTTAGAGGAAGAGGATTCATTCAGCTAACATTTCGTGACAACTATTTGAATTGCTCAAAAAATACTGGATTGGATTTGATCAATCATCCAGAAATTCTTGAAACAATTACAGGGGCAGTCAAGAGCGCAATTTGGTTTTTTCATTCTAATGGATTGTTTGAGTTGGCTGATCGTAATCAGATAGATGCTATCACAAAAATTATAAACTACAGAATGCTTGGAGCAGATGATCGCAAAGCATTCTTCATAAAAGCATTACAAGTATTAAGTCCATGAAGAAATTGGGTAAATAGATAAAATGAAAACATTAAAAGAAATACTAGAAAGAAAACTAAAAACAACAGTTAAAGAAGCATCAGCCGCATTGAACTCTATGTTTGGCACTCATGTCTCATATGATGGTCTTCCTTCAGAAAAAAAGAAAAAAGAACCAAGACTTCCTCTTAAAGATATAATCTCTATTGCTATTCGTAAGCATAGAATCAAGATGGCACAGAAGAAGAAACTAGGTGAACATATTGTAAAAGTTGATGGAAAGTATTATGCCGAGGAAACAGCAATGAACGAAGAAGAAAAGAAAAAGACTCTAAAGGATTACATGAAAGGAAAATATGTAAACTATGGAATTCGTTCAAGAAAGGCTGCTGTCAAAAAGGCATGGATGGACGGCAAGAAAATGAATGAAGACAAAGAAAATCTATATTCGCCACATTGCCACACTGGATATAATAGACCATTGAAGGATGGACAAACAATAGGTATACATGTTTATAAGGGAAGAGGAAAATTTGATAAGAATGGCATGTATGTTCATGATATGCATATTCAGCCAGCTACAGTTCATTCTTATGACGGATTCCCTGAAAGAAAAGGTTCTATGGGAAACTATCACAAATATACTGTAAAGATTGGTAATAAACTAAAGAAGATTAATTCAGACGATCATACGATCAGAACTCTAAAGAAATCAGTAAAAGAAGAAACAGAAATGAACGACGAAATATTGGACGCCATCTATGAAGGCGAAGAAGTCAATTTAGATGAAGCACATGTAGCATACTATAACAGCAGATATCGTGGAGTCACACAGAGCGGAAAGAAATGGTCTGCTCCAGAACCAGACATGAATAAGGCTAAGAACATTCTGTCGGCTGAAAAATATATTCGTAGCAAATATCCAGCAGGACATAAAGTTCGTGGTGGGTTCATATCAATACATTCGGAAGAAACAGTAAATGAACTTTCCAAAGGCACTCTAAAGTCCTATGTCGCCAAGGGAGTCGCAGAGAAGACACCAACTTCCAAGATCGGCAACAGAATCATCGGTCTTTGGAGAGCCAACAAGAAACTCGCAAAGAAGATCAAGGTGAACGAAGATCATGAAGAATGGCGCAAGGAAATGGAAAAGAGGGGCGCTAAAATATTCAAGAGCGATGACCCAGAGTCTCCAAAGATGACACGTGCTCTAAAACTTGTCGATGGAAAGCATGTTCATGTGGGTGCCTATGATCATGAGAATAAGGAAGCCATCAACGAAGATCGTCCAGTTTCAGTAGAACTTCATAGCGGTAAGGAACTTCATGATGCTGTTCCAAAGTCAGTCTTCAATAAGCTGATTCGTCATCCAGTATTCAGAAAGCACATACAGAATGAATATGGCGGAAACAAGACAACATACAGTTACATTAAGCACAGCGAAGGTTCACACCAGATTGATGTTCATACACATCCATATCTAACCACATTCCACATGTGGAAGCCTCATCGTGGTCCTGCGAAAGTTTCTGCGTATCACCACATGATAGCAGACAAGGAAGATTCAAACCGCTTCAGAACATTAAAAACTCATGGATTTGAGAACGAAGATTAGGATATATAGATAAGATGGAGAAGATAAAAAACCTCTTAATACAGACGTTCACTGGAAAGGATAATAATACTCTAGATATTGGACGTATATTATGGGCATTGGGTGTATTTGTATTTTTTGCTCTTTCGATTCACGCTGTGTGGAGAGGGCAAGTATTTGATGCGATAGCATGGGGAACTGGTTTTGGAGCAGTCCTAGCTGGTGGCGGTGTCGCGTTAAAGGTTAAAGAAACCACTGAACCGCCCCCAAAGGACACAACAAATGGGACTTCTAAATAATTTAATCAGTATTCCGATTCCAACACCATACTTAATAATAGCTAAGATTTTAATATCCTTAGCACTACTAGTCGGTGCTTATTTCTACGGATATCATAGAGCAGACACTATCATAACAGATCAGTATCAACTCAAGATATCACAATACGAAAACGACAAGAAAGATCTGGCTCTTAAACTAGAACAAGAACATAGTCTTGTAGAACAACAAGTCGTGGTTCTATACATGTATGAAATACAGACTATGGAAAAGAGAAAGATGGTTTATGTTAATCAGGCTGGAGAGGTTCCAGCACAGCATACTCTATCAAATGGTTGGGTATATCTACACAATCAGGCAGCACTTGGTCTTGATGCTGATGACAACAAAGTAAAAGATCCAAGTTCCTCTGGAGTTATGGATAATGAAGCTCTATCCACAGTGGTAGAAAACTACACAAGTTGCCATGAAAAAGACACACAAATTGCTTCTCTTCGTGACTATCTTCACAAAATGCAGGACTACGTAGACAAAGTGAAAGACGCTGTTGACAAGGCAAACAAGTCACCATACAAGCCATTATTTAAGTGAGCAAAAATGAAAACACTCATTATTATAGCAGCAATTTTTTTAACTAGTTGTACATGTACAAAAATTCAGCTAATTCCTCAGATAGAAATGCCGAAAACCCCTGAAGTTTTGATACAAGACAGCCCTCCATTAAAAGTAATTGTACCTAAAATACGACAAAAACCAGCCGCCGACACCCCTGTTTTAATAAATATCAAATAGGGTGAAAAATACATTAACTGTTGTCCCTGTAAAAGATGATAATAAAACGGAGCGACAGCCAAATGGTCGAAAACGAAAACGAAATATATAATCGACACTCTAAAATAGAGGTCGAGGTATCTGCTATGAAGGAAAAATTGAACTTCGTTAGTCTTGTCAATGAAAAATTCGATAATACACTAGACAGGTTACACGAATTAATGGAAGAACGCAGATCAGACACCAACAAAGATCTTAAGGATGTTTACGATAAAATCGAAAACGTCGAGAATAAGATCATGGCTGAAATATCTAAACTACGCGATGATGTAAAAGAACATCATCAAACTGAAAGCAGAAAAATTGCCGATCTAGACAAGTGGCGCTGGATTATGTTTGGCGGCGCAGCCGTTGTTGGTTGGATTCTTTCAAAGATCTCATACTTTATCGCAAACGTATACAAATAACTTGATATTAAAAACGAAGTGAGATATACTATTAAGTATGTCTCACTTTGATATTTGGTTATATTATGGCAGTTTTTATTGATCGAAAGTATCTTTTAATGATTTCCTCAAGGCTGGATCGTTTTGCCCAGAAAAAAGAAGATCTCTTTAATTTTAGATGTCCTTTTTGCGGAGACTCTAAGAAGAACAAGTTAAAAGCAAGAGGTTATGTTTTTCGTAAGAATAACGACTACTTTTACACTTGCCACAACTGTAATGCCAGCACGACATTTTCCAAATTCTTAAAGCATGTAGATGAAGATCTACACAGGCAATATTCGCTTGAAAGATACTCAAATGGAGAAAATGGTAAGTCAAATTACCAGAAAC